GGGGAGGTCATGAGAGAGGTTAGGCGCGACGTTCGCCGACAGAAGCTTCCACGACCTCACTTCGCCGGAGCCCTGAAAAGCTCCTTCCCGTGCTCATCCTGGAGGAGGAGCTTCGGCTGACCATCCGGCTCTAGACCCAGGTAGATCCGGAGCTTGCCGTCCGCTCCATTAATGCTGATGAACGATCGATCGTCAGGAGCCGCGTTCAGGGCGATCTGAGGAGAGGGGTTCGGCCCCTTGTGGCGGAGCACGAGAATCGTCCCATCGTGCGGGGTGGTGGTCAAGGCGGCCCGCTCCGAAGGGATCTCTCCTCCATCCTCGTGGACAAGGAAGAGCTGCACTGCGCGGACGATTCCCGCCGTGTCGGCGGGCTTTGCCGCGACAGCTCCGAGCACGGTGACGCCGATCAGGACGCAGCCGCCGACTTGTCTGAGGCGGCGATTCTGCCGCTCCAGACGATCTATCCGTTCGGTGAGGATGTCGAGCGTGGACTTGTCCATGATGGTCTCCACTGTCAACGCCAGTCGGTCGGACGCCTAACCAGTGTTTCGACGCCCTCTCAGGCGTCTTTCTTTACGCCCACGAGGACGTACAGTATGGAACACTTCGGGTTATCTTGACCGGGAGTGAGGTCGTCCACAAGTACGACCTCCCGATGCGATCGATTTTTTCTGAAAGCCTGATCCCGCCGATGTCCGGGTCAACGCGGCCACCCGCCGTTGATCTTCAAAGGAAGAAGTCAAGGCTGACACGGCCGGGGCCGGGGCCGGTCAATGGAATGGGCATGAACGAAGATCAGTCACCCAAGGGCCTTGCCAACCGCTTGAGGACAGGCGAATTCAAGCGACGATGGGCGAACTTCCTGTCTTCAAGCCCCTGATGCCCTGGCACCACCCGTCCCTCCGATCTTGAAATGCTCGGCGCACCAGACCACCGCCTCGGTCCAGTTCGAGAACGCGCCCAGGGCCACGCCCAGGTCGAACAGGCTCAAAACCTGCCCGGTGCTCGCGTCTCGATAGACGCCAGTCCTGGCGTTGAACCCAGCCGATCGGTTCCTGTCCGTGCGGTCGATCGCGCGGCAGTCGCACCAGCCGTCGTGGTTGGGCGTGTCCCTGGTGAACCGCAAGCCCCACTCGCGGGCCAGCCTGATCTTGTCGTCCTCGGCCATGTTGCTCGCGACCGCTTGCCGCAGGTCGGTGATCGCGCCACCCGGCAGTTGGCACGCACCCGTCCTGCTTGGGGGCCGCGAGCCGCACGGACCCCGATCAGTGACAGTCTGCCGCGTGACGGGCGGCGTGAGCGCCGGCGAATCCAGGAGCCAGGCTGGCGCTTCGAGGGCTGGTCGCGCGAGTGGGTTGCGCCCAATGGACCAGACGTACTCGGTCCCGACCTTGACGTGCGTGCTCGGCGGGGCCACGACGAGCGACCCGTCCCCAAGCAACCGCACTTCTTTGTGCTTCTTCCAACCGCCTTGGCCGTCGTTGCCCCACGTGTCCCACTCGCCCCACAAGAGCTTGTTCGGGCACGCGGCCACAGTGTCGGGGAGTTGGAAGTAGAAGTGACGCCCACCGCTGGGCGTGAGCGCTACCCACGTGTCGGGCGTGAAGGCGTGGTGCTCGCACATGAGCCGCCACACCTCGCGCGCCCGCTCGCCGTCGCAGTCGATCACGATGATCTTGCACGTGCCAGGCGTGTTCGCGCCGCACAGGAGTTGCATGTTGGGCGTGGTCCAGTGATCGGGCGTGAACACCCAACCGGGGATGCCCTCCGTGCGGAACCGCCCATAAGCCCCCAGGCTTCTGAGCGGCCTCTTTTCGTCACGCTCGCTCGGCAGCGGCGAGAGGCCCAGGTCGCGGTACGTCTCGGCCCACCTGAGTGTTTCCATCGGTTCGCTCACGAGTGATCACCTCCATCTGAACGGGTTTGGCGTTGAACAGGTCCATGACCGCGAGGACGAAGGGGTCCGTCACTTCCTTGTGACGGAACTCCGAACCTCGCAGCATCAGAAAGGGATGTCGTCGTCTCCAGCGGTGGCGTCGGCGGTCGCCTCCTGCGCCGTCCGCTCGATCTGCTCGGTGAGGAACTTGGCCACGTTCCGCATCCAGAGCGCGTCGGTGCAGCGACCGAGCGACTCCAGCACCTCGCCGATCACGCCCTGGCCGTTGCGGCTGGCCGACGCCGCCTCGGAGATCACGGCGACCAGCTCCTCGCGGGTTGCCTTGCGCCCGGCCTGCTTGAACACCAGCGCCTCGGCGGCTGCCATGATCGCCCGGCGTTGCATTGCCAGGCCGCTGTCGGGGGCCGGTGTCGCCTGCTGCGGCGGTGCCTGCTGCGGTGCCGGTGCCGCCTGTTCCTGCACCACCCGCGAGGGGCCATCGCCCAGCTCGGCCGGGTCGGGCAACCCGTAAGGCCCCGCGTTGGCCTCGGCCCACGCATCGAACTCGCCGTTGTAGTTGTCGAGCGTCCTGATCCACGCCACGGTGTACTTGACCACCTCCTCCATCTGAGCGCCGTCCCACTGGTCAGTGCGGGTCGGATAGCCGAGCTTTGTGGCCACCGTGCTCATGCGGTCGAGCACGCTCACGCCGAAGTGCTCGCCGGTTTTCATGGCCCAGGCGTAGCCCGCCTTGCTGCCCGCTCGGGCCGCGCCGGGCGGGTTCATGTTGCCGTTGGTGGAGGGGCCAGGGGGCCGCTGGCCGCCTCCGTTGCCGTTGGTGCCGTTTCCGTAGCCACCACCGCCCCCGTTGCCTTGTGGGGCACCCTGGGGGCCTTGCTGGGGCTGGCGATAGGTGTGGGTCTGACCGCTGAACATATCAGACATCCACTCCGGGACGCCGACCTTGTACAGCTCGATCCCGAAGCCGAACGCCGCCGCCGCGCGCCGGAACGAGTTGGTGAAACTGGCCTTCGCCGCGTTGTCGTCGTCCTCGATCCACTCACCGCTCTGGCGGTCGTTGCGGCCCATGTTCTCGACGCCGCCGCCGTCCTCCTGCGTGGCCCACTCCCAGCCCGCGTCGGAGTGGTCAGGGGCGAGGATCGACAACCGGCAGATCAGGCCCGACTCGATCGGCCGGAACTCCTGCTTCCAGCCCGAGAGCCCGAGTTCCTCGATGAGCCTGATCCTGATGACCCGCGCGTCGAGGTACACGAGCGGCTGGCCGTCCTTGCCCTTGCGGCCGGGGACGACCGAGTAGTGCTGCGGCGGGAACGGCCGAAGCAGTTGCCGCCAGAACGTGAGCTGTCGGTTCGTCATCATGCTGAGTGCCTCACGAAAGAGTGAGCGTGGCCAAACCTGTCGGCCACGCCGTGTAACACCAGAGCGCACATCGCGCCGAGGTGGCTTGTGAGGCATGAACGCCATTTGGCGTTCATGCTCCTGGACGGTGTCGCTACCACACGTTGGTAGGCTTTTTCGCTCATTCGAAGGAGGACCACGGTGGCTGACCGCAATCACAGGCCGCTCGACGACGCGGCCGAGCCGTTCCCGATCGGCAAGCCGGGCGAAGCGGTGTTCGAGATCCGCAAGACGCTGGCCGGTCGTGGCCAGTTGATCGACTCGGGAGAGCTTGCCAAAAACCTGCTCGATGTCTGGGGCGGGCCGAGACGACTCGCGGAGGACATCTTTCGCGAGTACACGAAGGCCCCCAACGGCTCCGTCGCGCGTCAGAGAAACCTAGAGATGGTGATGCGTTTGATCGTCACCAACACGACCCACGACATCGTGCGGCCGGTGAACCCCGAGGACTTGTCGGACGGAGATTTGGCGACGGTCGCGGAGCACTACCTGGGCCGGATTCGCGGTGACGAACTCCATCCCGCCATCGAGGGACCACGTGATGGCACACAGGAAGGGGCCGGGGGGCCGACGAAGGAACCAGACAACGAGTTCTCCTGGTTCGACCCCGACCACCCCGAGTGAGCACGAGCCGCCCGACGCGGCCAACGCGACCTGGCGCGGGTCGTCCAACCCCACCGTCAAGAAAGAGCGCGCCACCAATCGCGAGCGTGCCACGCGCAAGTCGCCGTTCGACCGGCTTACGCACGAAGAGCGCATCTTCCAGGACATCAAGCGGGCCGAAGCCGACGTGGAGCGCATGCTCCAGGAGGCCGAGGACGAACGGCGTCTCCTGTACGCCTCCATCGACGAGATGGAACTGCCGCCGACCACGCCCGACCTGCCTCCCGACACGCGCCTCACCGACATGGAGACGGATGAGCTGCGCGGCGTGCTGTCTGAGATCGTGCGACGGTCCCGCGAGGCGCTGCGGCTCTACACGCCGATGCCAGAACAGGCCCGGTTCCATGCAAGCCACGCACCCGAGCGGATCATTCGCGGCGGCAACCGTGGCGGCAAGACGCTCGCCTCAGCGGCCGAAGTCGCCCGCGCACTCACCGGCCAAGACCCGTTCGGCAAGTACCCGACCGACGCCGGTCGCGCGATCGCGGTTGGCAAAGACCTTCTGCATTGCTCGAAGGTCATGTACCGCAAGCTGTTCAAGCCTGGCGCGTTCCAGGTCATCATCGACACCGAGACGGGCGAGCTACGGGCCTTCGACCCGATCCTGGACGCGGGCCGCGAGCACCTCGCCAAGCCAGCGCCGCCCCTGATCCCACGGCGGTTCTACTCCGCGAAGGACATCTCGTGGGAGAACAAGCGGGAGGAGATCCCCAAGACGGTGCGGCTCAAGACCGGATGGGAGATCACGTTCTTCTCGTCGCTCGGCGCGCCCCCACAGGGGTGGGACGTGGACTTCATCTGGTTCGATGAGGAAATCGAGCACCCGGCCTGGTATCCCGAGATGAGCGCCCGTCTCGTGGACCGCCGCCGCATCGACGCCACCACGGGCAAGCAGATCGGCGGCAAGTTCATCTGGGGCGCAACGCCACAGGTGGGCACGCAGCAACTCTACGACCTGAGCCAGGCCGCCGCCGAATGCGCGGCTGACGCCAACCCGGCGATCGAGGAGTTCTTCGTCTCACTCTTGAACAACTCGCGGTTGTCCGAGGAATCGAAGCAGGTCTTCATCAAGCAGGTGGCCACCAACGAGGACGAGTACCGCATCCGCGTGCTCGGCGAGTTCGCGCTGGTGGGCATGCGGATCTATCCCGAGTTCAGCCCCAAGGGCGCGCACCGCGTTCCCTTGATGGTGCCCATCCCCGACGACTGGTGCGTGGTCGCTTCCGTGGACCCTGGCCGTCAAGTGTGCGGCGTGCTGTTCGCCGCGCTGCCGCCGCCGTCGCATGAGTGGGCGGGCCGCGTGATCGTGTTCGATGAGCTGTACATCAAGCGGTGCTCGGCCATGCTGTTCGCGGAGAAGTTCAAGGGCAAGATGGGCGACCGCGAGGTCTATGCGTGCTGGATCGACCATCACGCGGGGCGCATCACCGAGATGGGATCGGGGCGCACGATCGAGGAGCAGTACCGCGAGGCGCTCGTGGCGGCGGGCGTGAAGTTCTCGCGGCCTGGCTTCGTCTGGGGCGACGACGATGTCAAGGCCGGGATCGAGGCGGTGCGCAAGGCCATGCACGTCGATGGCGACGGCCGATCACGGTTCGGGTTCATGTGGGAGAAGCTGCCGAACCTGATGTGGGAGGCCGAGCGCTATGTCTACAAGAAGGGCACGCGCGGCCAGGTGGTCACGGACGAACCATTAAAGCATAACGACCATTTGATGGATGCCTGGCGCTATCTTGCAATCGCGAACTTGCGGTACATGAAGCCGCGCCCTAGGAAGCGCAAAGAAGTTGGGGCGGCGGCTTACATCAAGAGCAAGAAGAAGAAGGCCGCGAACCAGTCCCCTGTTGGGGGTTCGATCCAGCTCTACTGAGCATAAACGCCATTTGGCGTTCATGCCTCCAGGAGGTGTGCAATGACCAGCGATGAGTCGCAGATGAACGTCGTCAGCCTGTTCGCGGGCGTGCTCATCGGGGCGATGTTCGCCGCCATCATGATCTTCGTCGTGGCCGCGATCGTGGGCCAATCCCAGAAGGCCCAGGTCGAGCCTGTTGTCCCCGAGCGGCGTCAGCCGACGCCGTCCTATCCCTACTACCCGCCCAATGGAGCCACAGGTGCCAAAATCGGAAGCCAAGCCAACCGCCCCTGACATCTCCTACGAGATGCCGCACGCATCGATCGGCCCCTGCGTGTGGATGCCAACGCCCTACGGCGAGCCGTCGCCAGCCCTGATCACGCAGGTCGGCAAGCGCACGCTCAACCTCACCGTGTTCGCCGCTGACACGCGGGGTGGGTTCATCAAGGACGGCGTGCGGCACGCCAGCGACCCGGACCTGAACCGAACCGTCGCGTCCGGTGAGGCCGGGTGCTGGGACTACACGAGCGACCAGAAGCGACTCAGCCAGCTCGAACAGGCGTTCGGGCTCACCGCTGAGGAGCAACCCTGAACAGGGAGACTCAGCCGTGGCCGTCGAAAACTACGCGCCGTCCGAGATCGACCCGGTCCTGCGGGCCGTCGTCGGTCAGTGGGCCTCAGCCATTGAGCAGGCCAAGAAGCACAAGGAGCGCGTGTTCACGGCGGCTGCGGCCGAGTGCAACCAGTTCTACGCTGGGCCACGCGATTGGGATGAACTGATGGGCTCGCTCGCCGGGATGGGCGACGGCGACGGGTTCCCGATGCCCGACTTCAAGGTGTCGGTCAACAAGGCATTTGAGTTCGTCACGATCTTCGGCCCGGCGATGTACCACGCCAACCCCGTGCGCACCGTGCGACCGCGCATGCCCATCCAGATACCACCCGAGTTCTTCCCCGACCCGTACACGTATCAGTCGATGATCATGCAGGAGGACGCCCGCGTCCGCACGGACGGGCTCCGTGGCGTCTTGCTGGAGGGCTACCTCAACTGGACGCCGAACGAGTTCGGCCTGAGCCAGGAGGCCAGGACCGCGATCAACGAGGCGCTGATCAAGGGCAGGGGGTGTCTCTGGACCGAGCTGTACACGCCGCCCGCCGCGAGCTTCAAGGCGGTGCGCACGTGCTGGGAATCGGTCGATGATCTGCTGGTGGACCCGGACGCCACGAGCATCGCCCGCGCCGCCTGGATCGCCCGCCGCCGCGTGCTCCCGGTCTGGCAGGTGGAGCGCGATTACAACCTGCGCCGTGGCAGTCTCAAGGGCAACAGCGAGAGCCAGGGCATCCAGGCGATGGCCGACGTGTCCTCGGACGTGCAGTACGACCGCAAGCGTGGCTACACCAACGACCTGATCACCATCTATCAGGTGTGGTCGAAGATGGGCCTGGGCGGTCGCCTGTCGGGCATGCGGCCGTCCATCCGCGCCGCGCTCGAACCGTTCGGCGACTACTGCTTCCTGGTGGTGTCACCCGACAATCCGTTCCCGCTGAACCTGTCGCCCGACCTGACCAACGATCCGTCGTTCCAGTCCGACCCGGCCCGCGTGTTCCAGTCGGTGGCGTGGCCGACGCCGTATTGGGCCGACGACGGCTGGCCGGTCACGCTGCTCGACTTCCACGAGGTCCACAACTGCCCGTGGCCGATGCCGCACCTGAAGGCGGGCCTGGGCGAGTTGAAGTTCCTGAATTGGGTGATGAGCTTCCTGATGGGGCGCATCCGCACCTCATGCCGCGACTTCATCGCCCTGAAGAAGTCACTCGGTGAAGACATCAAGACGACCATCCTCGAAGGCCGCGACCTGTCGCTCCTGGAACTGGAGTCCGAGCACGGCACGATCTCGGAGCTGGTGCAGTTCCTCCAGCACCCGGAGGTCAACGGCGACGTGTGGCGCATGATCGAGGCGGTCGAGAACAACTTCGACAAGCGGGTGGGCCTCACCGAGCTGATGTACGGCCAGGGCGGCTCGACGCAGATCCGCAGCGCCGCCGAGGTGAGTCTCCGCAATCAGAACATGAGCATTCGCCCCGACGACATGGCGGGCCAGGTCGAGGCGTGGATGAGCGAGGTCGCCGCCAAGGAAGCGCTCGCCGCGCGGCACCACCTGACCGGGGCTGACGTGGCGGTCCTGCTTGGCTCGATGGGCTCGTGGGCGTGGGACCAGTTCGTCGCCACCACCGACTATGTGATGGCCGCGCGTCAGCTTGAGTATTCGGTCGAGAGCGGCTCCACCCAGCGCCCGAACAAGCAATGGGAGAGCCAGACCATGACCGAGATGTTCAACGCGATCGGCCCCGTGATCCAGGCGTACTCGACCGCCACGGGCGACATCGAGCCGCTGAACAACCTGATCAGCGACATGGCCAAGAGCCGGTCGCTCGACCCCGGCCGCTACCTGCTGCGTGCCGCCATCCCGCCGCCGCCCGCGCCGGTCGCCCCCGGCGAGGAGGTTGCCGATGGCAAGGGGTCGCAGAACCAGCCCGGAGACGGTGCCCCGATGTGACCCGAGGGCATGAACGCCAAATGGCGTTCATGCCTCACTTCCTTGAACCGAGGCGAGCGATGGTGAACTGGAAATACAACGCTCAAGAGGTGGTGGACCTGGCCCACGAACACGGTGTGCCGTTCGACCACTGGCCGCACTTCTTGAGGTGCTTGGAGAACGGCTGCACGCCCAGGCTGGCCGCGATGCTGGCGACCAAGAGCTTTCCGGGGTTCAGCTCCGACGACACGTTCATGAAGGGCGGCAAGTCGGGCGAGCAATTCGCGACCAACCCCGGCATGTACGGCCACTTCGCCGCGATGGCCGAGGCCGAGGGCGTGAGCGTGTGCGGCAGGAAGTACATGCACGGCCTGGCCCGGTTCCCCGGCGACCCCGAGGCGTGGGTGGCGGGCAAGGCCGACGTGCTGCGCATCCTCCAGGAACGCGGCTGGTCGTCCACGGGTGCCGTCGAGTACACGCCGCCCGAGCCGTCCACGGACCCGAACGAGGGCGAGTACCGCGTGGCCGTCGACATCCTCGACCGGGCCTTCCACGCCGAGGTGGGCGACATGCCCGCCGCCGACGTTGCCGCCGTAGCCGCCGACGTGCGGGATAGGCTTTCCCAGCGGCTCTCGGGGTGCGTTGATGACAACCCCCTCCTGGTCAGCGGCGATGTCCCCGCCGAGGCGGGCATCGACTGGAGCGACCCATGATCATGACCTACGCCGACGTGGTGGACCGGCTCATCCGCTACCTGGGCGGTTCCCCGTCCGACTCCGTGCTGGCCGATTGCAAGGAAGCGGCCATCGCCGCGATGGGAACGCTGGCCACCGCGCACAACTGGTCCTACCTCTACGCCTACGGCCGCGTCAACACGCACGCTACGTACTCGACGGGCACCGTCACTTACGACCACGACGGCGGCACCGGCGTGCTGCCCCGCACGCTCACGCTCTCGGGCGGGATCTGGCCCGACTGGTCAGCGGACGGCATCGTGCGCATCGGCCTTGGCGTGTATCGCGTCGAGTCTCGCGTCAACGCCACCACGGTCACGCTGGAGGCAGAGTCCTGCCCAGACGGCGACCTCGCCAGCCCTGTTTACTTCTCGCTGACGTGCGACACGTTCCTGCTCCCGGCCGACTACACGGCGCAGGACTCGACCTACATCCCCAACAACTTCTCCGGGCTCGACTACGTCCACCCCCGCGAATGGTTCGACCGCGTGGGTCGTCGCAATCAGGTGGGCCAGCCCACCGTGTACACGATCACGGGCGACCATCGCTACTCGGGCCGTCTCGTGCTTCGCGTGGCCCCGGTGCCGATCCTGGCCGAGCCGATCGACTTCCTGTACCGCCGATCGCCGCGCCCGCTGGCGCTGTTCGAGGAGACGGGCACGGCGTCGTCGTTCGTGGATGATGTGGGCGTGATCGGCACCGCGACAAGCTGGACCACCGCGCACGTTGGTTCGGTGTTCCGCCTCTCCAGCACCGACCGCCCGCCCACGCCCGCCACCGGGACCAAGCCCCCCGCCCTGGAGTCGGTCATCGCCGCATGGACCGACGCGACCCACATCGGACTGGCTGACCGTGCCCCGGCCACGCTTGTCGGTCGCGGGTTCACGATCTCCGACCCGATCGACATCGAGCCGGGGTCCATGAGTAACGCCTACCTACGGTGCGCCGAGATGCACCTGGGCATGAGCCGCGTGCTCAAGGACAAGCCAAGCGCTCGCGTGCAGTACGTCGAGGCGCTCGACCGGGCCAGGAGCGCCGACTCGCGGTGCTTCACGGGCCGGTCGCCGGGTGGCCGCGTGGTGCTGCTGTCGTCGCGGCTCGCGGGCCAAATCTCGTCCAACGTGGAGTGACCCGTCATGCCCAGGGCTGAAGACATCAAGAGGCCCCAGGGCCGGGTGGTCATCGCCGACTTCCCCGGCCTGTCGCCCGTGCCCGACCCGCACGACGCGCAGCCGGGCCACTCGTCCACTCAGGTCAACGTCACGGCCGCGTTCCAGGGCGAGCTTCGCGTCCGCGACGGGTTCCGCGTGCTCAAGTTCGAGGGCTGAGAATGGACATCGATGTCGCGGCGACAACGCTCATTGGGCTCGGGTTCGCAAGCTCGTGCCTGACCGGCACGCACCTGGGCCGCTTCCGGCGCGGCGACCCGATCGTCGTCACGATCGAATCGCCCGACGTGCCCGACAAGGCCCCGTTCCTGATCGTGTTTGATGCCGACATGAACGTGATCTCATCGCTCGACATGGCGATGTTCGGGCCGACCCGCACGCGGTTCCGCGCCACCTACGTGCCAGGCACCGAGGCTGACCTGGGCGAGCACCGCCTCTACTGCGGGTTCTATGTTTCGGGTGTGGCCAGCCTCATCGATCGCCGGTTCGAACTGGTGGCTGGCGGCGACTCGGGCGGGCACGTGATGGCCCTGCACGCGACCGACCGGCCCGAGGGCCGCACCGTGATCGCCCAGCTCGCATCAGGACGTTTGGCCGTGGGCCGCAACCCGTACATCTAATTCAGGAGCGATACGCATGAGCGAGAACTTCTTTGGCTTTTCCGCCCGTGCCCGCGCGATCTGCGACCGGCTCCGTCCGGGCCGCGATCGGTTCCGGATCGGCGGCACGTTCACGATCGAGTGTGTCGCGCCGGACGGCACCACGCGGTGGACCACCACGGCGAAGAACGGCGTCGTCAACGTCGCGCTCAACAACCTGCTCGACGTGTACCTGCGAGCCCAGACCACGCCCACCGCGTGGTACATGGGCCTGATCGACAACGCGGGCTACACCGCGCTTGCCGCCGCCGACACGATGGCCTCGCACGGCGGCTGGGCCGAGGTCACGGCCTACTCGGAAACGACCCGCCCTCAGTGGTCGGCCGCTGCCGCGAGCGGCCAGTCGGTCGTCAACGCCACCACGGTGGACTTCTCGATCAACGCCTCGAAGACCGTGCGCGGGCTGTTCCTCATCACCGATAGCGCGAAAAGCGGCACCACGGGCACCCTGTTCGCAACCGCCGCTTTCTCCGGTGGCAACCAGACCGTCAACAACGGTGACACGCTCAAGGTCACTTACACGGTTTCGGCCGCCAGCGGTTGATCCAACAGACAGTTGAGGCATGAACGCCATTTGGCGTTTATGCCCTCCATCGGCTGCACGGCATGGCCAGCGCACGAACCAGACGGGCTTGTTGCCTGAATGGTGGCCATGACCACGCGGGCCGGGCGCTCAGGGGCACGCACTCCCCTGGGCACCCGGCTTTTCTCGTTTCAGGGGGACCACCCGCATGGCCTTGATCTTCATGGACGGGTTCGACTTCGTGGACCCCTCGCTCACCAACTCCAGCGTGATCCAGACCGCCGTCCAGGCAGACGGGTGGACGGCGACCAACAACCTCCTGATCGCCGCCAGCCCGCGATTCAGCCGGGGCACCGCGCTCCAGTTCAAGGACGACGGCCGGTCAATCTCGCGCTCCCTCGGCTCATCGCTCTCGACGGTCCACGTCGGGTTCGCGTTCCGCCCCGAAACCCCGACCGGATCGTTCACGCGGTTCCTGTCGTTCCGGGTCACGACGAACGAGAAGGCGTACCTGGCCTGGACCTCAGCCGACACGATCCTGCTCAAGATCGGGACCACGCTCAAGGAAACCGCCACGGTCGGCATCGGCATGGGCATCTGGCGCTATGTCGAGGTGAGCTATTCGCCCAACACGGGCAGCACGGGCCGGTGCATCATCCGCGTCAACGGCGTGACCGTGATGGACTTCACGGGCGTCACGTCGTCCGACTCGAACACGATCGACTGGGTCGCGTTCGCGAACCTGAACACGAACAGCTCGACGTTCGGGTTCTTCTCGCTCGACGACGTGTATGTGATCTCGGAGGCGGGCGACGCGCCCACGTCACACTTCGGCCCGATCGTGGTCGAGGGCCTCACGGTGGCTGGCGCGGGTGCCGAGTCGCAATGGACCGCATCGGGCGGGGCCAACTACCAGTGCGTGGACGACGACTACACGCCCAACAACGACACCGACTACGTGTCCACGGGGACGGCCGGGAACGGCGACACCTACGACATGGACGCTGTTTCCGCCACCGAAGCGGCCGTGCTCGCGGTCCAGACCACGCTCATCGTGCGCAAGGACGACGTGGCGGCGCACACGATCAAGCACCGCATTCGGATCGGCGGCACCGATTACGACGGGGCCGCGCAATCGGTCCAGGACACCTACGCCCCGTTCCTCACGTCGTGGTTCATGGACCCCGCCACCGGGACCAACTGGACCGCCGCATCGGTGAACGCGGCCGAGTTCGGTTTCAAGCTGGAGTCCTGACCCGATGGCCGTTCGCGTCACTCAGCTTCGTGTTCAGGTGGCGACCGACTCGGGGCCAGCCCAGGTCCGCGTCTCGCAGCTTCGCGTGGCCGTGGCCCGGTCGCTCGCCGCCTACTCGGGCGTCACGAGCCAGTCGCTCACGATCACGAGCACCGCCGACGCCACCGTGATCATGCCTGGCTTTCCGGCCACGTCGTCGTTCCTGGTCGTCACCGACGCCACGGCCGAGGTGCGCGAGTCGCGGTTCGCGTGGGCGAGCGCCGCCAGCTCGGTTCGGCTCGCGGCGGCGTGCGACCCCGCCGCCGAGGCCCAGGCCACGCTCGCCTGGCTCCCGGCCGACGCGGTCGATGACTCGACCTATGACGGGACGTACTCGCGACTCACGTCGATGGGCGGCGTGTCGTTGATCCAGCTTCGGACGGCCGCGCTGGGGTCGCCGCCGATCTCGTGGTCGGCACCCATCTCGTTCGTCAACCCTGGATCAACGCTCATCGTGACGATCCACTACGTCGCGCTTGTCGCCGGGTTCGGGACGATCGCGGCCACACTGTCGCTGGGCGTCTCCGCTGATGGTGCCTCGCCCATCCCGTGGGGTGGCCCATCGACCGCGATCTCATTCACTGAGGGCGCGGTTGGCGCGGTGTCGAGCGTGACCGCCGTCGTCGCCTACTCGGGGGTTCTCCCTGGCAAGTTGTTCGGCGTTCGCATCACCGACCCGCGCACGACCGAAACGGAAAACGACCGCGTCGGGATCATCGGCGTCGAGGTCCGCAACCGCATTTGAAACCAGGCCAGAGGCATGAACGCCATTTGGCGTTCATGCCTCCAGGAGTCACGGCAATGGCATCGGGCGACACGCTTGCTCTGTTCAACGTGGGTGGGGCCGTCCTGGAGGCCGGGGCCGCGTATGCACGCGACATTGGGATGGACGTGTGCGCCCTCCCGGACACGGCCACCAGCCCATCGGCCCGGTTCCTGGGCCTGGCCCCCAGGCAGTACGGCGGCGGCGGCGTCACGGTCATTGTGGCGTGGTACGCCAACGCGGCAAGCGCCTCCGTTCGCCTGGCCGTGAGCATCGACCGCCTCGCCAACGGGGTGATCCTGTCATCGAGCACGTTCGCCACGGCCGTGCCCGTCACGGCGACCGCGCCCACGTCCACGCGCAAGATCGTCTATTCGAGCTTCGTGCTCACCTCGAACCAGGCCGACCAGCTTGCCGCAGGCGACCTGTTCGCCGTCAAGGTCGTGCGCGACAACACGATCGACGGCAACCTCCCCGGCCTCGTGATGATCGCTGGCGTGTCCGTCAAGGAGTCCTGACCCGTGGCCTTTCTCCGCACAAGCACGGGCTCCGCATACAGGTCGGTCCCCGCCAAGGGGCATCCCGGCTGGTCCAACCCACGGTGGTTCACTGGCCCCGGCAACTGGAGCTGGTCGGCGTCGGCGTGGATCAAGCCCACGGCGGCGGGCACGCTGCTGGATTGCGTCTCGACCTCAGATTTCTCGTATTACAACGCGGCCTACTCGTTCACCCTGTCCAAGCTGGCGCTCGCGGCCGACCGCAGCCTCGCGCTGACCGCTGGCGTGAGCGTGCTCTCGGGCTCGGCCGATGAATCTCACGGCACCTGTCCGTCACCCAAGCTCGTCACGAGTGCGGCGGGCCTGATCTCGCTCGACGCCTGGCAGCACGTCGCCTTCTCGTGTGACGCCGACGCCAAACAGATCAAGCTGTACGTGAACGGGTCGCTGATCGGCACGACGACGTTCCCAGACCAGGGGCTTGTCGGGTTCGGCTCGGATGTCTCGGTCAAGCTCATTGGCACGCTCGGGCAACCCACGGTCTACACCACGATCGCCGAAGCGCCGTGGCGTGTTCTCCCCACGGCGCTGGGTGGGTTCGCCGAGTTCGCGATCTACCCGAAACAGGTCATCAGCGCGGCGTCGGTCGCGGCCCTGGCCAGCGGTGCCAACCCGACCCGCGTGGCCGAGTTCACGTCGCTGTACGCCCCCCTGTTCGATGGCCTGTCCACGACGCGGGCCGATCACCCGATCGTCGCCCTCCCGACCGCGTCGGCCACCGTGTTCTCGTTCCGGCCCCCGCTCACCGTGAGAAGGGATGCGGCAAGCACGATCGCCGTGCAGTCGAGCGCGACGACCACCAAGCTCAACGCGATCGGCCTTGAGGCGCAGTCGTCACTGGTCGTGCTGTCGTCGCCCGTCGCGGCCCGAATTACCGCGTCCGAGGCCGGGTCCGCGCTCACGCTCGTGCCTTACGCCCACCCCGGCCCGGCCTGGCCGGTCACGGCCCGATCAGTCCTGACCGCGTCCAGTTTCGCGACCGCTGGGTTCCTTCGCCTTGCCTCCGCGTCGAGCAGCGTGCTCGTCACCAGCCTGGGCCTGGGGGCGAGCGGCACCGCCAAGGCCAAGAGCGCTTCATCGTTGGTCGTGGTCGCACCCGTGATCACGATGGCGGGCGTGGCGCAAAACTTCACGCGCACCGCGTCGAGCCTCGTGAACCTGAGCGACGGCGGCGACGGCGCGCTGAGCAACGTGTTCGTGGACGCGAGCAATGAGCTACTCGTCACGGCCGAAAGCGAAGTGGACGATCTGGTCCAGACGTTCATGTACGTCGAGGCGCGGTCGCGGGTCCAGGTCCGACCTCGCGCCCCGACGATCGGCCTGGAACTCGCGGTCGAAGCGTGGGCGACCTCCACGGTCGAACTGTCTCTCGAACCCCTTGTGGACGCCACCCGCACGTTCCTCCGGGTTGCGGCCACGACCGTCGAGATCACGTCGCTCGCCCAGGACCACTCGGTCGGTTCCGTGACGGCATCGACCACGGTCGCCCTCGCTGGCACCGCCGCCGCTGGCCGCGTCATCAGCGTGGCCGCGACGACCAGCATGAGCCTCACGGGGCCATCCGAGTCGAATGACCTGCCCCTGACGGAGAGTGCGTCCCAGGTCACGCTGGGGGCCTTGGCGACCGCAGACCTGGAATTGCTCGGTGGGGCCGCGACGATCACGCTGGCGAGCCGTGCGGACGTGCTGGTGGCCCTGCCGGGTGGTGCCGTGGTGCCCGGTGGCGATTCCGGGCACGGGTTGCGGACGAAGCTCTGGGATGGCGTGTCGGCCTATCCGCTGTCGTTCGCCGAGTCGCCCGATGGCACGGTGCTCATGGCCAACGGCGTGGGCGCGATGATCGGCTGGGACGCCCTCGCTTCCCAGGCATGGGCGGCGGGCCTGGCCGCGCCCACCACCCCGGCCACGATCACCGCCGAGGCATTAACGCCAAATGGCGTTTATGCCTCCGATGGCCCGATCATGGGCAAGTTCGCGGCGTTCCAGCGGTTCCTGGACGCACGCGGCAACCCGTCGAACCTGTCGCCGCCCGGCGTGCTCATCACGGTCGGCCGCGACGGCTGGATCGCGGGCGTGACCACGACCACGGCGGGCCTGGTCGCGGTCACGTCTCCCGGCCACGGATTGTCGCCTGGCGACGTGGTGCTGATCAGCGGCGTGCCCGAGGTGCCGATCGACGGCGACCGCACGGTGGGCACCGTCACGGCCGACACGTTCACGCTCTCTGACGCCGTGGCCACGTCAGGCACACATCACGGCGGCGGCACCTGGGCCATAGGCGCGTCGAGCTTGACCTATCACGCTTCACCTCCCACCGACCCCAAGGTGGCCCGCCGCCAAATCCTCCGCAACCTCGACGGTGACTTCGGCACGTTCTACGTGGACGTGGACACCACCGACCTCACCGCCACCACGTTCACCTCCAGCCGCACCGACCTCGACCTGTCCACCCGCGAGCCCATCCCGCTGGCCGATGAGGATGGGTTCCCGCTCGCGTCCAATCACGGCCTGCCGCCGTCGCACAAGCTCGCCATCTGCGCCCATCAGGGCCGCATCTTCGCGGCGGGCGAGGTGGCGGTCACGGAAGGCCACGCGGTGGTGTCGCTCGGGTCCAACGTGGTCAATGGCATCGGCACGGCGTGGGTGCCGTCGCTGGCCGGGCGGTTGTTCACTCACACGGAGGCGGGCCAGTCGTTCGAGATCGCGAGCGTCACCAGTGCCACCAGCCTCACGCTCAACCGGCCCTACGACGGGCCAAGCTCGGTGTTCGCCCCCTACGCCATCCGGCCCGCGCCCGCCGAGCGTCGGCTCGTCTACTACTCGGAGCCGAACCGGCCCGAGAGCTGGCCGTCGTGGAACGCCTTCGCGGTGCCCGAGTCCAATGACGAGATCGTCGGCCTGGTCGCGCTCAAGAGTTCGCTGTTCATCGTCGAGCGCCGGGCCATTCACCGTCTCACGTTCAAGGCCGACCCGGCGCGGGACGGCATGGTGTTCCCGAAGTCGGGGCGCGGGTGCGTCAACCACCGATGCATCGCGGTCGCGGACGGCGTGGCCTACATGCTCGATGAGTCGGGCATCCACGCCTTCGACGGCGATGCGTCCGAGCACCTGTCCGATCCCGTGCGGGCCATGTTCCAGTCCGACCCGTCCTCCGAGCTTCGGATTGACTGGTCGGCTGACAGGGGGTTGTGGCATGCGGTCCTCGATCAAGTGCGCGGCGTCATCCGCTGGTTCGTCGCCCTCGAAGGCGGCACGCCCAACGCCGACGCCATCGCGTTCTCGTACCGCTCGGGCCGGTGGTGGGTCGAGCGCTACACCGAGCCGGTTACTGCCAGTTGTGTTGGGGCCGTGGGCCATCGCCGTGCCCTTGCTGGAACCACGGCTCGCCGCGTCATTGTTCTGGGAGAGGGGCGTCTGGACGCCCTCGCCGATGGCCTTGGAGTCACCTCCGGAGTGGTCGAGTCAGCGGCCGATGGGGCGCACCTCGTCCTTTCTGGTGGAGGGCTTCCTCCTGACCTCGGTGGCGTCCCTGTGTGTGTCGTCACGGGAAGCGCGGCGGGCCAGTCGAGCGTGATCTGCGACTCGACCAGTTCGACGCTGGAGGTGGTCGAGCCCTTCAACCCACCACCCGCGCCCGGCGACATCATTCAGGTCGGCGGCATCCCGTTCCAGTGGCGGTCGGGCTGGTTCCGGTACGCACCCGATGAGAGCGAGAACCCGCGCGACATCGAGCTGGTGTTCCAGCCCACCACCACCGCGCAGACGCTCTCGACGCTCGTGTACCTCGACCACTCGCCCACGCCGATGCCGTGGTCCCGATCGCGGGAGATGGACGGCACGTCGATCACCGCCGATTCGTCGCGGCTGGTGGCACGCCTCGACTCGCCACGCGGCCACCTGATCCACCGCATCACCGGCCACTCCGACCCCTACGCATCGGGCGATCGGTACGTCTCGGTGGAACTCGCGGGCGTGCAGGGGCAAGCCCTGGTCCGCGTGTTCCAGATCACCCTGTCCGGGTGTGGCACGCAATGAACGACATCCGGCGATTGCTCCGCGAAACATGGTCCACCCCGACCGCGCTGGCCGAGGAGCTGGTGGCGATCCTGGAAGGGACCAAGCTGGAGCGTGAGCGGGAAGCGCCCGCCCCGCCCAGCACCGCCGACCGCCGCCTGGCCGAGGCCCGCGACCGCGAGGTTCGTGCCCGCGAATCGTGGGAGGCACCGCCGCAACCGCCTTCCCACAAGGCGAAAGGCCAGGGTACAGAGCATGAACGCCAAATGGCGTTCATGCCTCAGCGACCAGCCGACGCCACGTTTCCGGCCCGGCGTGAAGACGATGACCCGACCGAATCGCCGTTCCAGCCGACGCCGCGCCGTCCTCACGATCCGATCACCACGTTCCAGCCACGGCGTCCCGACGAGCCGACAACCGCGCAGCACCGGATGCCGCGACGGCCCACACCGCCGCCGCCCGCCCCTTGGCAGGGCTTGCCCAGGCCACGCCCGATTGGCCCCGCCGATGTCGAGCTGGCCGGGTACTCGCCACCTCCCGAGGAACCGTATCGACCGGGATACACCTACCCCAGCACGCCACATCACGCGGTCGCTGGCACAGACAGCGGCTTGCCCGGCCAGATTGACGAAGTGCTCTCGTCAAGCCAGGACCACCGCACGACCGGCCTGCGGATGGGCAACGCCGACAAGACGAACCAACCGGGCAGCACCGGCACCAACGACCACGACACGATCATCACCGACGTGCTGGCCGCGTTCCTGCGGATGCTCCCCGAGCTGCGGTTGCCGTTCATCTGGCCATCGGGCGGCGGCAGCGGCACCACCACGTTGTGCGGCGTAGTGGCCGGGCCAACCCAGGACGGCACGAACGGTCGCGAGACGCCGATTGTTCTGTACCCGAGCGGCCCGATGGGTGCGCCCGCTGACGAGCCGGTCATGCTCCACGTGCCGCAACTTCATCCCGATGACTCACTGGTCAAGGGCATGTGGGTCTGGGGGATCGTCACTTATCCATCGTCCGACCCGGACAACCCCGAAGACCTGTACTTCGCGCAGCCCCCGGTTTGGTGCCAAGGCCCCGTCGAGGGTGAGCCGACATGAGCAACGCCCACAACCAGCCCGGCCATCCGTTCACGATCAAGGGCACGCACGGTTCGTACAACCGTGATCGCCTGGTCCCGGTGCGTGAGAGCTACTTCGACGGCAAGATGCCCGCGATGTTCATGCCCGGCCAGGCGTCGGGCCTGATCTCGCCGAACCAGCTTCATGACGTGCCCACGCGGTGGCCCGAGGCGGGCCAGCTCTGCCGCCCGCCGATGGTCGTGTTCCTGTCGGTGCTGGTCCCGCCGCGCTTATACTGCGACAACTTCACGCTCGTGTCGCGGTTCAGCGACATGGGCCTGTACGGGCACCACGACGTGCCAGCGGCGTGGCAAGGAATTACAAGCGAGAACAGCGAGGGGTCGCTGATGTTCTCCCACGGCGGCGGCTACTCGCTGATCGACTGGCTGGCCGACCCCCACTTCGGCGTCAGCCACCAACTGATCGGCTGGCACCCCGAACACAAGCGCGAGATTGGCGAGGTTGAGGGGCCACGCAAGTACCGCAAGCGGGCCGTGATCGACAACCCGATCCGCGCCGAGTATGACCGCCTGATCGCCGCGTGCAAGCAGGTCAAGCGTGACATCGAGACGGCCTACGCTGGGCTCGTGTGGGTCCAAATCTGCCAGTTCATCCCCGCCGACATCACCCGCGCGACCTACGAGCCGATCCGGGGCGAGGTGGTGTTCAACCCGCTCGACGACGCGAACAAGCCGATCCACGCGGCGCGTGGCCCGCTCTGGATGTTGGGGCCTGACGCTTACGGCGGCAGCGGTCATTGCGACCACTTCGCGGGCACCGATTTCCTGCACGTCTACATGGGCATGCCCGCGACCGGCTACGAATACGCACCGCCCAGGACCACGGCCGAAGCGCTGATGCACGATTTCTGCTGGGGGCCGATGATCGGCCACGACCTGAACGAGTCGATCTGGTCCCCCGCGACCTGGGAGTCGGGGCGCACGTCGGTGAACTGCCCCAAGATTGGCGAAGGCCCGTGGGACGAACCAAGCTGGTCGGGCTGGATGGGCGACACCAGCGAGACTATCGAAATGGTGGACCAGTACGGCTTCCCACGCGGCAAGCTCGCCAAGCTCCGCGAGGGCCACAAGTGCTTCCACGGCTACCGCACGGTGATCCATCCGATCGCGGCCCGGTTCGCGTTCCCCGGCGAGCCGAGCTTCCTGAACACGGGCGGCGAGACATCGCGGTTCCCGCGCCATGACCTCAAGTACGACGATCAGGATTGGGTCGAGTCGTACCACTTCCAGGCCACGCTCGACCGCCTGATCGAGGGCGGCGCTCAGTCGGCCCAGGACATCTACTCGCCCACGTGGAGCGGTGAGACGCACCCGTACAACATCTACTTCCGCGAGCCGCCCAACGACTGGTACGAGCCCGACCCGGCCAAGTCGGACGCCGACAACGCGGTCAAGTACAACGTCAGGCTCGCCGAGCGGTTCGCCGCCATGAAGCACCACCTGAGTCAGATCGAGCCAAAGACCAGGGCGTACTTTGAAACCATGATCACCCGGCACAAGCTGGACGAACTCGGGTTCGAGATCGGCGGCACCACCGACACGGTGTCGAGCGGGTCGCTTCACGCGCTGATCGTGGGCCACTTCAATCTGGCCAACCAGCCACCCACGGGCCTGCCCAACCGCGACCACGACCCCAGGCACGCCACGGAGCTGGACGACCCCAGCCGCGCCTACCCCATGTCGAATCGGTTTCCGCCGTCATGAGCCGCCCCATCGGTAGGTTTTCCATAGCGAAAGCCACGGAAAACCAATGGGGCACACATCATGGACAGCGGCGAAGCAGCATGGAGAACGGCGGTACTCCACGCCGATGCGTCGTATCAGGCGGCGAAGGAAGCGGCCAACGCGACCAGGGACGCCGCCGCGTCTCAGGCTGCCGCCACGATGCAAGCGGCCGACAACCACGCCGACGCCGTGCGGGAATCGGCCCAGATCAACAAGGACGCACAGTGTGAGTCCGCGCAGATCCAGGTCGATGGGATGATCGCGGTCGAAGGCTTGCGGATGGGCGTCCAGCAGGGCATCGCCACGACCGCCGCCGAAGCCCAGAAGTACGTGGCCGAGCAGAACCGGGAAGCCTCGAACTACCGGGCCGACCAGGACAAGGAAGGCCAGGTTGATTCGGCCGACAAGTCCGCGCAAGCCCAGGTCGATGCGGCCATCGCCCGCGCCGACGCCGACAAGGAGGTGGCCCAGACGCAGGCCGATGGCGCTCGCGACGTGGCCAACACGAACCTCGAAGGCGACACGATCCAGGCCAACGCGAGCGTGACAGCCGCCGAGGCCCAGGCCCGCGCCACCGAGGCGGCGGCGAACGCCAGGGCCAACGCCGACGTGCAGGTGGCGGGCATCCAGAGCACGGCCTCGACCACGGTGGCTGCGGTCAACAAGGACGCCTCGAACTACTCGGCCGACACCCAACTCAGCGGCGTCAATGTTCGCGAAACCGCCGAGACGCGGCGGCTCGACATCAAGCTCGGGTGGGCCAACGCCCGGTGGGCGGAAATCTTCCCGCTGGTGCGGGACGCGCTGGAGCGGGACGGCCAGGTCGGGGGCAGCGGCGTGCCGTGGGCCAGCCTCATCGCCGCCGTGGGGCCTGCCCCCGCGATCACCGTCATGGGAGCCCTGACGCCCCAGCAGGTGCGGCAGCAAGTCAACGCCCTGTACGCACGGGCCGATGCCAGGGCGTCCAGCGCCATCGTCCGCGACGAACAAGACCTGGCCGGGCGTGGGTTCGCGTCGTCGTCGCCCGTGCTTGCCATGCTGCGTCAGTCGCGGCAGGCGGCGGCGAGCCGCGAGGCGGTGGAGGGCGAGGTGGACCTCACCACGAAGGTGGCCCAGGCCAACGCGGAGCTTCTTCTGCGTGGGCAGGAGGCCGCGAACGAGCAGTACGGTCGGCTCATGTCGGCCTACACCGACCTCAATGGCGACATGGTCCAGCTTCGGGTTGGGCTGTTCAGCGGTGCGGCGAACCTTCTGTCCGGGATCGTTTGAGAGGCATGAACGCCATTTGGCGTTCATGCCCTTGGCCCGCTTGTGAGGCATAAACGCCAAATGGCGTTCATGCCCTAAAACCCGAGGTGTGCGATGGCAAAGAAAAAGATTGGAGTGCCCGGCGCGCCAGGCCCGGCCCCGGCCAGCGACTTTGATGTGGGCCGACTCCTCGACCCTAGCTTCGACCCACCCGCTGGCCCGAAGCCGCCCGTGATTAAGCCGCCCGGCACGCCCGGCGAGAAGCTCGTACCCAAGGCCCAGGTGGGACTCAAGCCGCTCCAGCCGGTGGCCCCCGGCTTCGTGGGGCCTCCCGTGCCGAGCCTTCCGCTTGCGGCCGGGCCACGCGACATCCCGGTGCCGCTCGACCGCAGGCCGATCGGCATGCCGACCCCGACCGCCGAGCCCTACCCGGTGCGGCCCGAGGCCGGGCCGTTCCCGGAACTGGCCAGCCCCAAGCCGAAGTTCACGGGCGTGGGCAAGGGCCTGGAGCACCTGATCCGAACGCCGCCCGCAGCGGCCCCGATCACGCCCCCGGTTGCGCCGGTCGCCCCCGTGGCCACCGCCGCCCCAGCCGCCGCGCCCGTGCCGGGCATTCGTGGCATTCCGGGCCGCGTTGGTGTTGCGGCTGGGAACATTGGTGCCGCCGTCAGGCCCCGCGCCGTCGCCGCCGCCCCAGGTGCCGCCGCGATGGCGGGCCTTGGCCTGGTGGCCCAGCCCGAGGCCGTGCTCCATCCAATGGAGTCGCTCGGCAACACGGCGAAGGGGATGATCACTCAGCCGGTGGAGGCCCTGCGATCGGGCAACGCCAAGGAAGCGCTTCGCCGCATGGCGCACGGCGATGGCGAGACGTGGGGAAACTTCGGGAGCAACATGGCGGATAGCGTTGTCGGGCTCCCGTTCCAGGCCGCGCAGAACATCGGCAACACGGTGGCCGATGCGTACAACGGCAAGCTCGGCGGCAACCTGGCTCGCGGCTACGACCGGATCGTCGAGAACTACCTCGGCGCGGGCGACCCTGTCCAGCCCAGGCCCGCCGCGCCTGGCCCGCCCCCGGCGATGCTCAAGGCGAACGAGATCCTCTCGTCGGGCAACTCGGGCACCATGAGCGCCGACGAACTCAACGCCCTCTGGGACAAGGCGGGCGTGGGGCCTGGCCTGGCCCCGCCGCAACCCCCATCGCCGAGCGTCGGCATCGCTGGCCCCGCCGCCATGCCGAACCCAGGCGTCCAGGCCAAGCCGCTCGCGCCAGCGGCACAGGACGAATTCACTCGTCTTCCTGGTGAGAACCAGGCCCAGATGTACCAGCGCATGGGCATCAAGGCGGCACCAGGGACCGGCGTCGAGATGGCAGGCGGCGACTCGGACAGGTTCGACAAGTATTACAACGACAAGTTCCTGAACGAGCTTCGCTTTCGCGGCATGAACGGAGACAACGAATCGGCCAAGCTCTACCTGATGCACATGAACGGCGGCATCGTGCCGGATGCGCTCAAGGCCGAACTCGACTCGAAGGAGCGCATGGACGCCGCTCGCAATGCCGCCGAGATCAAGGCCGCAGAGGTTCGCGGCCAAGGCATGGGGCCTGGTGCCGAGATCGAGGCGCTCATGCGAATGCCGCCCGAACAGCTCGGCATCATCGAGCGGCTCCGGGGCCTGGCCCCCGGCTCGCTCTCGAAGCCAGCGGCCCCCGGCGCGCTCGGTTCCATCCCGCCCGATGCATCGCTCTCGCAGGTTCGCGGCGCGATCGAGCAGGGCGGGCTCATGGATGGCGAAGGAGGCATGGGCCAGGTCCGCGACTTCATGAACGAGCGGTTCCCCGGCCAGGTGCGCGAGCAGTACGAGTCGATGCAGCCCGGTTTCATGGGACGCCACGGTCTGTCGCCGTGGGGCCGCGAGGACGCCGACGCGAACATGCGTCTGCTGGAGCGACTGTTCCCCGAGATGTTCAACCCCGCCACCGCACAGTAAGGAGCCTGTCCCATGTTCCCGCCGCCCCGCCAGCAAGGACCGCCCGGAATGCCCCCCGGCATGCCCCCGCAGGGCAAGATGCCCCCTGGCATGGGACCACCCGGAATGCCGCCCGGCATGCCACCCATGCCGCCGCAGCTCATGCCGTCGCCCACCATGCCGCGACCCGGCCGCAGCATGGACCCGATGGCGGCGATGCTCAACGGGCTCGGCCCGCCGCCCGCGCCCGCCATGCCACCGGGGCCTCCCGGCCTGCCACCGGGTGGGTCGCCAATGGAGGCCGACCCTGGCTTCAACGCCGACATGGACGGCTCGGCCCTGATGCAGGCGCTCAACCTGTCGATGGGTGGTGGCCAAGACCCCTACTCGGCTGGCCCGATGGGCTCGGCCGACCTGGGTGGCATGGGCACCGCCGACCCTAACATGGGGCTGGAGGCGCTCCTGCAACTGCTGGCCCTGGGCCAGATGGGCGTGGGTGGCTCGCCTGGTGGCCCCGGCATGCCGGGTAGCCCAACGCCCGGCACGTCCGGGCTCATGCCCGACCTGGGCATGGGCGGGATGATGGGGTTCTGATCGCTGAGGCATGAACGCCAAATGGCGTTCATGCCCTGGTTCTTGGGAGACACCGCGATGTCCGGGTTCATGGGCGCTCTCGACTACGGCCTGTCGTCGATCGACAAGCCCTTCCGCGCGGCGCGTGGCGTGCTGGGCGGCAAGCCCCGCGAGGCGCTCGCGGCGGTGCCGTTCAGCGACTCGCTCGGGCTCACCGACCCGAACGACAACACCTCGGGCCTGGAGATCGCCCGCAAGTGGGGCCTGGCCCGGCCAGAGGACAGCCTGGCCGACTCGATCCTGGGCGCGGGCGTCGAGCAGGCGGTGGACCCGTTCCATTTGGGCGCGGGTGCCGCCGCGATCTTTGGCGCGGGCCGACTGTCTAAGGCGGCGCGGTCGGTCCTGGGAAAGAGTTCGGGCCTTGTGGCGGCGATGCCCTACGTCGATGACGCCGAGTTCCTGTCGCACATGAACGACACGGCCACGCCCATCGGCCAGTTCAAGCGGCTGGCCGACACGGCGGGCGTGAAGTTCGGTTTGGGTGACGACGTGGAGCGGGTCGAGCGCCACGCGGGCGTGATCGGTCGCGGCAACAACGAACTCGCGTCGTCCTACGCCGGGTTTTTCCCGCTCGACAACGAGGTGCGGATCAATCGGTTTCGGCCCGACATCTGGACGGGCGACCCGAACGCCGCCGAGATGATCGAGGCCATCACTGGACGACCGGACAGGACGAACAGGGGTTGGTTCTCGACCGACATGCCCGTGCCGCTGCACGCGGGGACGCACGAGGTGGGCCACGCCCTGCACCACGACAACATCGACGGCAGGTATCAGTACGGTGCCCTCTCGGATGAGAAGCTCCTCGACCGCCTGCTTCATGATCGGGGCGTGTACGGCGCTGGCAACAGCATCGAGGACCAGGACGAAAACGCGATCCGGTGGTGGGACGAGATCGTCTCCCCAGAGGTCGCGGCGAACCTGTCGCGGTACGGCGCGTCTCAGCCCGCCGAGATGGTGGCCGAGGGTTGGTCCAAGCTGGCCAGGGACCGTGCGATGGGCCAGATGACCGACCCCGACCAGCTTGACCCCAGCTTCGTGCAGCAGTTGTACGCCGGGCTCGGAGGCCCAAGCACCGAGCGCCACAAGGCGTTCACCGACCAGCTTGGCCGGTTCCTGCGTGGCGACAAGGGGTCCATGCCGGTGGGCCAGAGTGGCGTGAGCCCCACACAGTTCATGGGCGCGGGCGTGGGCCTGGGTGGCGCGGGCATCGCGGCCACCGATGACGACCCGTCGAACGATTGGGCGGTGGCCCTGGGCCTGGGGGCGGCGGGCGCGTCCCTGGCCCCCGGCCTGGCACGGCCGTTGAAGGGCATGCGGCCCCACAGCTTCAAGAACCCCGAAGGCCCGTGGACCCCGATCCAATACTGACCACCCGAGGGGCATCAGTGCCAAATGGCACTGATGCCTCCAGGAGCCATTCACCGTGCCGCTCATCGACCTGGGCCTCGACAACCTGTACGACCAGCCCCGTGGTGGCCTGACGGGCCAGCGCAGCCTGTTCGGCAAACGCAGCCAGCGCGAGGTTCCCGAGCACCGCGAGCCGCTGGAGGAGGGCGACTTCTCCTCCATGTCTGACGCCCTGGTGCGGCGTGGCGGGTCGGCCCTCACGTCGGCCCTGTCGGGCCTGTCCTGGGCGGGCGACCACGTGCGTGGTGCCCTGGCGGGCCAGCCGGGCACGCGCACCACCGGACGCCAGCTCACCGACACGTGGGGCCTCACCCCCACCTGGGACAAGGGCTGGGGCTCGTGGGGCGTGGGCCTCGCCGCCGACCTGGCCACCGACCCGCTCTCGTACATGACGTTCGGCACGGGTGCCGCGATGAACAAGGGCGGGCAGGCCCTCGCCAAGACGGGTGCCCTGAAACAGTGGGGCCGCAAGTCGCTCATGCAGGGGTTCGAGGACACCGAGTCGGCCATGCTGCGCCGGGGCCTTGGTGCGAGCGACATCGAGCACGCGATCAACAAAGGCACGCGGGTGGCACGCACGGCAGATGAAGATGTGTTCCGCGCAGCCACGGGCGGCGACCTGGAGCCGGGCCGCGCCCTCTCGGGCATGGTGGGCGTGGGCCTGCCATTCGGCAAGACGCGGGCCACGTTCGGTTCCGGCCCACTCTCGCAAAAGCTCGCGGGTGGAATGGATTGGGCTGGCGATCGATTCTGGAACCGCACGTCAGTGGGGCGTCATGTCGGTTCCCTGTTCGACCACAGCCAGAACCGAGCACTCTCCGAGCACGGCGCTCGCGCCATGAAGTCGGTCGGCCAGCCGACCTACGACGACGCGATGGCCACCGTGCGCGGTGAGGCATTCGGGTTCCACCGCGAGCTGGACGAACTGATCCGCGCCAACCCTGGCCGCGAGGCCGACATCGCCGCCGCCACGATGGCCAACGCCGAGGGCACGGCCACTGGCTTCCTCGACCCGGCGTTCATCCAGTCCACCAAATCGCCAGGTTCCAAGATCGGCGCTGGCTACAAACGGATGATGGCTGAGGCCGAAGCCGATGGTCGGCCACTCCGCGACCTGGGCGACGACTACGCCGACTACCTGACACGCGAAGTGAACGACATCCCCGGATCGGCGCACAACAAGGGTGACAGCGTGTTCCCGGTGCGGGCTTCGTCGAACATGCACCGCGAGGACGTGTTCCGCAACATCCCCGGTGGCACCGCCCGCCTCAACCAGTGGGTGGCGAGGTACGCCGGGCATCGCGACGTGGCATCCGTGCGGGACGCCATCGCCAAGGACATGACGACCGACCTGATGGAGATCACCGCCCGCACCGCACCGGGCACCGTGCCTGATGCCGCGCGGCTCGCGAAGATCCCGGTCCACTCCAACGAGCTGGCCAACCGGCTCATGCACCTCGACCCGGCACGGGCCAAGGAGGGCAGGGGCCTGTTCTCGCTCGACCTGCCCGGCACCTTCCTGAGGCGCGGCCAGGAACACGCCAGCACCGGACGATCCGCCAACGCCGCCATCGCCGCCATCGCAGACGCGGCCCAGGTCGTACCACCCGGTCCTGGTGGCACGCTGGGCGAGGAGTTCCTGCTCGCGTCCGACGCGCTGAAGGCCATGAACCTCGTCACGCGGGAGGGCGATGAGCTATCCGGCACGCCCATTCGAGGTGCCCTGCTGGAGCTTCGCAAGCGGCTCGCGCCCAAGGGTGCCAGCGGCGGGCCGATCCCCGCCACGGTGGGCGACCTGTCCAAGGAGCTTGGCGACTTCGCCGTGCCGCGCACCGCCTTCCACGAGATCGCCCGCGACTACGCGAAGTGGGGCGCGCCAGAGGAACTGGTCCAACCGCTCAAGCTCTGGGACTCGGCCGCGAACCTGTTCAAGGGGCTCACCTACCCGATCTGGCCCGCCAGCCACGTCCGGAACCTGTTCACCGCCGTCGTCAACAACGCCCGCTACGGCACGGGCCTCCAGGACTACATGCGGCAGTACCGCCTGATGCGGGGCCAGCTCGACCCGGCCGAGTCGCTCAAGCTCATGCGCGACCAGTTCGCCCACGCCGGGCTGTTCACGCCGCAGGGCCACGACACGGAGATCCTGGGCGGCGCGCTCACGCCGAACCAGCTTGGACGCCAGCACATCGGCTACTCGCCCGGCACGTCGCCCACGACCATGCACCGGGGTGGCACCACCGGCACGTTCGCGGGCGACACGCTGGGCCTCACCGTGGGCGAGGGCCTGGGCGGCTTGATCGGTGACGTGGCCCGCAAGATCAGGCACCCGAAGACGGCCCCCAACCCGCTGGAGATGAAGGGCGTCGATCTGCCCTCGCTCGGGCTGGGCCGTGGCGAGGTGGACCGCTTCGCCCCGGTCAGGATGGGCCGCACGCTCGGGCAGAACGTCGAGGACTTCGCCCGAGGCGCTCAGTACAACGCCCTGGTGCGGCAAGGCTACTCGCCCGAGATGGCGGCGAAGGAGATTTTCAAGGTCCATTTCGACTACAACGCGGTCACGCCGTTCGAGAAGAACGTGATGCGGCGGCTGGTCCCCTTCTACACGTTCGCTCGCAACAATCTGCCACTCCAGATGAGCACGATCGCCAGCACGCCCCGCGTGTTCACCGCGCCCTTGATGCCGCTGCGCCAGGACCGGCACCGCGAGGGCTATGTGCCCGACTGGATCAGCGCCAACGCGGCGATGCCGCTCTCAGGTGCCCCAGCCGGGCAGCAGCGGTTCCTGTCGTCGCTGGGCCTGCCGCAGGAGGAAGGGCTGGAGCGGATCAAGACCCTGAACGGCGGGCTCGACGCGACCGGCACGATGATTGGCTTCGCCTCGATGCTCAACCCGATCATCAAGGCCCCGCTGGAGCAGCTCTCCGACCGCCAGTTCTTCTCCGGTCGCCGCCTGAGCGACCTCCACCCCACGGGCACCGCCAGTGCGATCGGGTCGCTCGTCGGCGAGGAGAACCCGCAACTCCTGGCACAGGCGTTGGCCAACTCGCCGCTGGCCCGCATGGTCACGACGGTGGACAAGCTGTCCGACCCGCGCAAGAGCATCGGTTACAAGGCGCTCAACCTGGGCACGGGCGTTCGGACCACCGACGTGGACATCGACAAGGCCCGCACGATCGAGGCCCGCAACGCCCTGGAGGACATGCTCAAGCGTCAGCCGCACGTGCGGTCGTTCACGAACTACTTCGCCGACCCGGTGGCGCTGGGCCGTGGCGAACTCACCGCTGAGGAAATCATGCAGCTTCGCATGCTCAACGAGATGCAGCGGCGGGGCCGCGAGTACACCAAGCGGATGGCACAGGAGAAGCTCAACGGCAACCGCTGATTCCCAGGAAGACAAAGGGGTGTTCAGAGGCATAAACGC